AGTAAACAAGCCTAAGACGATAACAATAGGCTAGGAGAAAAAACTCATGCATTATGCAAAACGATTTCTTAACAGTCGTTATGCTCAAATGCAAGCGATTCGACTGTTAAAGAAGAAATACTGTCCTCACGGGGACACATGCGAGGTAATTATTATGATGACATTATGCTTTGGAACCATGTATCTAGCGATGCTACCAATTCTATGATTATCACTAATACTGCTTTAGCGATGTTAGAAAAGAGAGTCGCCTCAAGTAGCAATGCTTGGGGCGCTCGACTTAGTGTAAAAAACGCAGGATGCGGAGGGTACACATATGAGTTAAGTTATGCCGAAAGCCCTAATTTAACTGATGTGGTTTACCACAATATCTTAGTTATTGATAAACTAAGCACGGAGTATCTAAAAGATGCAGAACTGGATTGGGTGGTATCTGAACTATCAGAGATGTTTGAAGTCACCAACAACAAAGAGAGTGGACGCTGCGGTTGTGGCGAAAGCTTCTACATATAGGAATATTATGAAAACAAGTAAAGCAGGTATAGACCTGATTAAACAATTTGAAGGTTGTGAAACCAAAGCGTACAAATGCCCAGCTGGTGTTTGGACTATAGGCTATGGACATATTAAAGGCGTAAAAGAAGGCGATGTAATTACAGAGCAACAAGCCGAAGAGATGTTAATAGCAGAATTAGATGAGTATGAAGGGTACATTAATGTTAATGTAGCACTAACACTCAAGCAGTGCCAATATGATGCTATGGTATCATGGGTATATAATTTAGGTGGCGGAAATTTAAGGTCATCTACACTACTAAAAGTAATCAATGCTGACGATATGGACGGAGTTCCAGCACAAATGCTAAGATGGAACAAAGCAAATGGCAAGGTACTAGAAGGACTAACTCGCAGGCGTCAAGCTGAAGCGGACATGTTCAGTGGTAATTAAGCACGAAGGCAAAGAGTACCAAATCTCACAGGAAATGTGGGATGCAATGAATGCTGATGCACTCAAGCGTGACATGACCATAGATGAGTATGTAGTAGAAGCATTCACCCTTAAAAGGGAGCATGATGCAAAGCAGTAAAGACACTAACGAATATATAGTGTATTCAAGTTATAGTAAGGACAGCAGGGAAGCTGTCATAATAAAGCATAGACAGAACGGCAGTTGGGGAGTTATACTAAAAGAAGAAGGCAAGTCCGACTTCCTAGAGTGGTATCCCACACACAGCGAAACATGGGCAGAGAACACTGCCGAAAACTTTGTAGAAGGTATCAAACAATGAAAGGACTTTGGAGAATCTGGGCAAAAAGCTTAGGAGAAAAAGTTGGTGAGACAGACAAACAAGCAGACAGAGTAGCAATAATAAGAACAATGTGGTGGTTTACACACATGGCAACATGTTGGTTTATCATGTTAAATGCAATAGCCAACCATGGCTGGGGATTACTAGGAGTATGAATACAATGAATAATTGGTGGTCAGAAATAGAAATACTTAAACAAACGATTGCAGAACAACAAGAACAAATACAGAAAGCCTACATTAGAATTAAAGAGTTAAACGAGCGGATATCAAAAGAAATTGTAGAAAGAAACATACTAGGACTTACTATTCCTGAAGACAAGCCAGTCGACTCTACTCCGTACAGTCATAATAGAGAGCTAGATAACGCAGGTATGTACGATTAGCTATGATGAGATTCAAAATGATTAACGACAAAAGATGGCAGGATAGTAGTGATGGTTGGGTAAAGACCATGAACGAAAGCAAAGAAAGGAAAGAACAAATGGAAAGACTAGAAGCATACGAAGTGGTGATTACATTCACACAAGATATAAAAGAAGGCGACCCCTTCGACTGGATTCAAGACGCATTAGATAATAGTGACTTTAGTAAAAAGGCAGTAAAAATTCTAGCGACTGATGTAACGCCCCTAGATATATGGAGCGACGAGAATAAATGGATGCGCGATGTTAGTAAGACTTAATAACTTAAAGAAAGGAATTAAGGCATTACGAGCTAATCAAACAAACACAAGCCCCAGCGAATGGGCAAGGCTCGAAGAAGAGATTAAAGACTTAACTTTGAGAGTAAAGGACATAGAATGTCAAATAACCAAGAACAATTCAGCGGAGACATGAGCCGCAACGAGGTAGAAATTGACCTCAATAAATTCATGGCAATGGTTTCAGAAATCGGTGAACTAAAAGCCAAAATAATGGACTTAGAAAACGATAAAGAGCCAGACAATCCCTACCAGAAGTACATATGGATGTCAAACATGATAGATGCGTGGAGAATATTCCCAAGAGCATTTTTATCTGTGTACATCTTTTTATTGTACTACTGCACAATGTGGTTCATGGAATTACCTGACCCATCAATGGAGCAGTCAGGATTAATATCAGTAGTAGTTGGAGCAGGTGCAGCCTGGTTTGGACTATACGCAGGAACAGCAAAAGATAAGATTAACTCAAAATAATACTTGACAAGGTGTCTAAAATTATGTATAATACATTATGAATTTATTTTACTTAGACGAAGATTTAGACAAATGCGCAGAAGCCCATGTTGACAAACATATTGTCAAGATGCCTCTAGAAGTTGCTCAAATACTATGCACTAGCATATGGATTGATCAGTTTCTAGGCTTCGTTCCACGCGCACTCAACAAAGAAGAACGAGACTTACTCAATTCTGAGAAAGCAAAGATCAAGCATCTACCCCCAGTAGAAAGACCAGTCACCCCGTACCTTCCTATGATGTATAACCACCCCTGTACTATATGGGCGCGCTCATCATTAGATAACCACGAGTGGACACACTGCTATGGCAATGCTTTAAATGACGAGTATAGATATAGATATGGCAAAGAACATAAGTCCATACACGAAGTAGTAAATAAATTACCAGAGCCAGTAAATATGCAAAGAGTAGGCTTTACACAGTTCGGATTGGCTATGCCAGAAGATCTTAAAGATTATGATAATCCAATACAATCGTACAGAGACTATTATCATCTTGACAAAGCAACTTTTGCTAGCTGGAAGTACAGAGATAAACCACATTGGTGGAATGAGGACTACGCAGACTATGAGAATAGAATTACAAGAACAGCCTAGAATATCAGTATACTTTCCAGAGCATTGGACAGAATTAGAAATAGACACTTGGCTAGCTAAGTGGTATCAGAACAATAACAAGACACATTAAGGACAGACAGATGACAGTACAAGAACAAAAACAATTTAATGACTACGCAAACTTCGTAGTTAGCACAACCTCCAAAGAGAGCCTGCACACAGAGGTATTAGTCGATCGACTAACAGGGCTACACACAGAACATAACATAGAATTTTCACAGCTACTCACAGCATCCATTGGCATGCAAGCTGAGTCAGGAGAGTTCTCCGAAGTAATCAAAAAGATTATTTTTCAAGGAAAAGAATACAACGAAGATGAACGATTCCACTTAAAAAGAGAGTTAGGAGATGTATTATGGTATTGGGTACAAGGTTGCTCAGCACTAGGCTATACTCCTCAAGAAGTGATGGAAGAAAACATCAAGAAACTAGAAGCGAGATACCCAGACGGCTTTGAAGCTGCCCGCTCGGAAGTGAGAGCAGATGGGGATATTTAGTAAGAAAACTAACAGTAGTGAAGTAAATTATAAATTCAACGAAGACGAAGTTCTAAAGAAGTTGAAAGTCTATATAGACGGAACGTATGACCAGCACTACAGTACAGATAAAATTCAAGCCACCGAGTTTATTATAGACTCAGGTATGGGCGAGGGCTTTTGCATGGGTAACATTATCAAGTATGCAAAACGCTATGGAAAGAAAGCAGGTAAGAATGACTTAGACCTGCTAAAGATTATGCATTATACTATTATTTTATTAGGGAGTCGAGATGAAAACAATTAGAAAAAAATCCCATGAAAAACTTGACGATGCCAATCTAAAGAGAGTATTGGAGTGTCTTAACCAAGATAATCCAATTACAAAGAAAGAAGCTTGTAACATGCTTAACATCACCTATAATACTACTAGACTTAATAGTATTATGACAGATTTTGATGACACCATGAAGTTTAGGGAAGTCAGGAAGGCTCAAAACAGGGGTAAGAAGGCGACAGACTACGAAACAAAACAAGCGATAGAAATGTTCTTGAACGAACAACCCGTATCTAGCATAGCTCAGGCTTTGTATCGTTCTACTACATTTGTTCGCAATTTGTTAGATAGAGTAGGAGTCCCCGAGAAAAGACCCAGTACCGAAAGCGGTAACGGAGCGAAAGTTGGCTATTTACCAGACCAGTGTGTATCAGATGATTTCGATATAGGCGAAAAAGTATGGAGTGCTAGATACGACTTACCTGCAAGAATAGTGAAAGGTGCATTTGACCCTCGCTATGATTGCAAGGTATATCATATTTATGTGATAGAATTAACAGACTTTGATACAGAGTATTTTGGTCACATCAAAGAAGGTGGCTACCATGCCCACCAATGCTCATATGACTTAGGTAGTTTAAGACACTTAAATAAGTACGAAATAAATATTTAAGCATAAGGAGTAAAGAATGGAACTATGGACACTTTTAGTGTCTCTATGGTTAGCTACATGGATACTAGTTGTAGGTCGTACCTACAGGTATATCAGGCAGTTAACTGAAGAAGACGAATTAATAAATAAATTTAATAAATTACACGCATTTATATATGCTGTAACAATATTTTTTATTACTCCGTTTGTGTGGCAGATTGTCATACATGATGGATATAGAGATAATTTTGTTATAGCCTATGTGCATGCCATATTAGGGAGGACTGAATGAACGGAGTAATTAGAGAAGCTTTAACTTTAAAGTATAAAGGCGACGTAGCGGCAGCAAACGCTAACATCAAAGTATATTTGCTGAATCCCGCTGGTATTGGAGAACACTCCGATATTATTAGCGCGATAGATGAGCAAGTAGAAAAAGCAGCTACCGCACAGGAGAAACTGGATTATATTCTCAACCTTAACTACTAGGAAACAAAAAATAATTCTTGACAACGCACTCATTTTTCTGTATAATATATATTAATGAGTGACAGATATTATAACCAAATGAGAGACGCAACGGGCTGGTGCCACGGCATGCCCGAGTACCTCAAAAACAAACGGAGAAGAAGAATGGCTTGGACAGATGAATCAAAAGCACAGGCAGTAGAAATGTATGAAGAAGGTGAACCAACACCAGAGACTAGCATGGAAATTGTAAAGTATATTGCAGACGAATTAGGTGAATCACCTAATGGAGTTAGAATGATACTTACTAAAGCTGGCGTTTATGTCAAAAAGTCACCTGCTACTGGAGCTGCTAAATCTAGCGGATCAACAGGTAGTGCAAGAGTATCAAAAGCTGACGCAGCTGCAGCACTAACAAGTGCTTTAACTGACGCAG